TCCTGAGTTCCAGGGTATCGCCAGTCAAAATGGCTTGGTATCTAAGGCGAGTTGTTTCCATTAACAGCTTTCGTTTCTTCTCTTTGGCCATAGTCTACATATCTAACGCCACGGTGTAGAGAGTAAAGCAAATTCCATTAAAGAATTAATAAAAATATCATCTGCAATGTAACTGTTTGTATGACATAGGCTTAAAAAAAGAGCGGCCCAACCGCCGGAGGACCGCTCTTTCGGAGGAGGAAAAAGGAAACGTCAGACCCCTACTTCAGTTTCCATTGCTTCACCAACAGGTACGCCCCGGTATGGACATGGCACGTCGATAGGCCCACGTCTGCCTTGGCCTGCAATTTATACGTTACAGAGCCAGAACTTGGTGTATCGCTGACCACGTTGTAATTTCCACGGACGGTCAGGCCGGCTCCGATGTTCTTGACTGATTCTATGACGGTATCGGAGTCTGTGACATTGTAGACTCTAAGGGTAATATCGTGAGCGATGATGCCGGTATTGTGCAGCGATGCCCAACACGTGACTTCGGTGGTTGTTCCGTCCGACGTCATGGTGATGGCGGCATCGGGTACGTCCTGATAGCTGGTCGTCAAGGTGAGGTCAGAGAGACTGGTAGCCTTGCCGCCAGCGTGCGTGCTCTCATTCACGAGTTGACCAGTCGTCACCGTGGTTTGAGCACCCATGACATGGTTCAATACTCCGGCGTCGTTGTAGGCCACCACCCACTTGGTCGTCCCGGTTGCAGTCGCTTGTGTGGTCGTGTGGGCGAAAGCGGTTGTGGTCCCCGCGCTGTCCCAGTAGACGATGGTGTCTGTCGTGCCGGTCGTCTCGTCGGCGATAGTGTAGGTGGTGCCAAGGCATGAGACCTTCATACCCGTCCACCCGATCTTGCCGCCGGCAATGACGTTGAACGAGCCATTGAACAGTACGGGTGCCGATGCAATGCTGTCGCTGCGGTGCGTCAGGTCATAGGCGAGTTTCTCTTGGGTGGATACCAACGTGGCCAGGGCACGAGCCCCCGCCCCAAGGGCCTGGATGGTGGACACGCTTGCCGTGTCGCCGGTGTAGACGCTGGCGCTGTAGTCGATGGCGTCTATCTGGACTTTCTGGTCATCTGCCCGTGTGATTTCAAGCACTCGAATGAGCTTGGTCAGGATGCCGGAAGGTCCGACGATGCAGAGGTCGCCTTCGAGCGGCTGGACTGCAAACCCGCCTGTGATGGTCACTACCCGGCTGCCAGCGTCGTAACTGGCCACTGTGAAGACATCCACCTGGTCGCCCGCGGGGCCGGTCGTTTTCACCGCAAGTTTTGTCAGGGTGTGCCCGGTGTCCAAGTCCTGGTCGAGCGTGACCGTAGTGGCCGTTGACTCGACCACTCGCGCGGCATCGGACCAGTCCCAGACATTGGCCTGCAAGTAGGCCACGTCCCCGGACTGAACAGGGCAGGCGTCGGGTAAGGCAGCGAAGGTGTAGGTGCGTTGAAGGTACTGGTTCTTCGCCAGCATGTACTTCAGGTACGAATCGACCTGTGTCAGCGTGACCAGGCCCTTGCAGTCAATCTCGGTTGCCGCCTCGCTGGTGATGCTGGTGTTGATGGCGGTGAGCTTCGTTTCCTTGTAGCCGGTGGCTCGATGGATGAATGTGCCAACGGCCTCACGCGCCCGAGTAGCCATAGGAATGGGGTTTTCGGTGTAGCTGTCCCGCCCAATGTTGTTGGCCGTAAAGCAGTAGACCGGGTCGGTAGTAGTGTCCACCCAAGGCCGGTAGTCCCGCCCTTCCCGCACGAGGCTCGCCCTGCTCACGCCGGCCACCTGCAAGGCGTTGGCCCAACGGTCGCTGGTGGTGGCGAATGTGGCGTTGAAGTCGATGCCATTGGCGGTGCAGAAGTCAGACCACTCGACGAAGGCCGCCAGGTTCGCATCCAGGCGGTTCGGATCCAGGCCGTCATACCGCTCGACGGCATAGGCCGTGCCCCCGCCGTTGCCGGAAATCACAGGGCCCGTGAGGATGTCCCGTGCAATCCAGGCCGGGTCGGCCGTGTACTCGATCGCCCACGTGGATGTGTCGCTGTGATATACATCACAAACCCGCCCCTCAAGCTCTGCCTCAAACTCGATAGACCCATTGAAGTCCTTGGTAGCCAGGCCGCTGATGAGAACCAGTACGTGGCCGGGGTACTTGAAGGGGACGGCGTGGACTTCCCGCAGGGCCCCTATCCGAACAGAATTGCAGGACGTGCTAGCGTAGTCTGCCCCACCCTTCGTGACGCGGTAGTCGTACTGTTTGCCCCGGACGATGAAGACGGGTGCCCCGCCCGTGTACGTGCCGGACGTGATATACGTCTTCCAGATGGGCTTGCCCAGGCGAGCGTAGACCTTCTCGTCCACCAACGTCTGCCACGAACCCGCGCCGTGCTCTGACACCTCGATCTTGATGGCGGTCTGTTCCATCTCCCGGCTACCGTCGCTGGAGTTGGTCCGCCACATACCTTGGTCCCACAACAGACCAATCTCAAAGCTGGTGAAGTCGGCGTTCGGCGTGGTCAGCGTGACAGCCCCCCCGGCCTGAGTAACCTCGACCATCGGTCTTATCTCTCGCTTGATGCCGCCGGGGATAAGGCTGGCTTGGTCCATCGTTCCGAGCGTGCTCGTGACGGTCACACCCGGATAGTCGGTGATGGGTCTACTGTTGATTTTCATGGACCCGGCCACGAACCCCTTGACTGGCCCCCGGCCGCAGTCGATGAGCACAGATACGCCTGGTGAGCACTCTGAGATGTGGGTCAGGTCGCTCACGTCGGCACCACTGGGTATTTGTTTGCCCAGGAAAGTTCGCCAGCGGTCTTGTGCCGTCACCATCCATTTGCTGAACACCGGGATGTTCTCCGTGGTGTTCGTCTCGGTCGTCCATGCCGCCACGACGTTGCCTGTGACCAGGGTTTTCCCGTAGGTGACGGGAATGGCTGTACCGCTGCGCTGGGTGGTCTGGCTGAAGTCATAGGCTGATTCACGACTAAGGTCTGGGGAGCCAACGGGGATCGCCGCATTGACGAGCAGTGCCCCGCCCATCATCACGGCCCCCGTGAGCATCCCGTGGGCCAGCCCGAACGTCAGGCCCACGCCTCGAAAGACCGTGGCGACGTAGGGCGACAGGAACATCATGGCCATCATGGCCCCCAGGCGCAGCATGTCGTTGCCGGCCACTACGGGCAGCAACACGATGCGGTCCCCATCCCTTGGGGCCGGATATTGGGGGAAGTCCTCGGGCGACAGCGGTACGCCGTTGACCACGACCACCAGTGGGTCCCGGTAGCGAGCCACCAGGGCCTCAAAGCCCTCGCCAGGCACCAAAGGCACGTCCAGCCGAAACAGGGGCTCAAATGGGTTGGGTATGTAATGGCACGCGATACTCATAGAATCCCTCTACTCGGTCCATCCAGGGCCAGCGAATCAGAGACTCGACGGCACCGTGGCCGAGCTTTTCAGTGATGTGCATGAATCGCCTTGGGTCGAGCATGATACCCACGTGCAGGGGCGTCATGCGAAAGAGTACCCAGGACCACGAGGCCGGTTTGGCCAGGCGGGTGAATATGAGTGGCTCTTGGCCCATCGAGGACGTAGCGACCTCGTCCCACGTTGGGAAGGGCAGGCCCCGCCGCCGGCGAACCTCACACGTCAGAGACCAGCAGTCATACTCGGTCGGCCCGGTGGCCCCCATGCGAAAGCTGGCCGTCAGCAGGTCAACGAACGGCGACAATGAGGCCGTCGGGGTCAAGCCCAACGAAACCCCCAAAATTGGCCTCGTTGCCAAGGATGAGGCACGTTTCATAGAGTCCATTGCAACTCGCAACACTGCCGGCGTACTGGCAGGGAAAGTCCTTGAAGTTCTTGACGTACTCACAACTGAGATTCTGGAACTTGCCGCCCGGATGCCGCATCTTCGAGGGGTCGTCGCCGGCCAGTTCCAAGGTCTTCCAGTAGCCGTCCCGGCCTGGCGATGCCATGATCTCGAACACCATCGAGATGCTCGACGACGTGTCGGCAATCAGGGCCGAGTCACACGTAATCAAGGTGGCCGTTCCGCCCGTGAATAGGTCGGTATCGGTCAGGGCGTGCGGCATGTATGGCTCAAGCAGAAAGTCGATGTCGCAGAACCGCAGCGTGGCCGAGTCCAGCCGGTTCGCCCGGCCCCCGTCGATGCTGTCACAGCCAAACTCACTGGCCAGGTACACCGCGCCGTCATAGGTCACGTCACTGTTGTTCTTGGCGAACCGCAGCACCGTGG